CATGGTGAAGGGTATGGAGATTTTAGAACCTTTCAAGAAATGTTTTTAGATTATTTTCCAAGATGGAAAGAACTATCTAATGAAAATAAAAATAAAGTTATTAAAAGATTATATAAGTTTTTTAACAAATTAAAACATTAGAGGTATATTCTACCTAAATATTAATTAGAAGGATGAACGGAACACTTACACATAACGGTCACAAATATAAAACGTTTTAACACAGAATTTAAATAGAATGAATAACTGTCATATGACAGAAGGAAAGAAAGACCTATGGGAAATCAAAGATGAAACCCTTATATGCTACGGGGATAAGAAATCTAAATCCCTAGATATTTTAGAAAATATCTAGGGATTTTTTGTGATATATAAGTGAATGACAAAAGAAGAGTTTATACAGATATTAGACAAGAAAGGTTACTCCTACGAGATAGAAGGGGATAAGATAATAGTTACCGAAAATGATTCGGTCGAGTTGTTTTTCCTAACGAGTATCCCTCCTGGAGTAGAGTTCAGAAATGAAAGAGGAGTCCATTTAGATGACCTAACAACTCTTCCTCCGGGGACGGTGTTCAGAAATAAAGTTCATGTCATTTTGGGATCCCTAACAAATCTTCCCTCGGGGGTAGTGTTCAGAAACGGAGGGAATGTCTTTCTGAATTCCCTAACGAGCCTTCCTCCTGGTTTCAGTTTCGAGAATGGGGGACAGGTCACTTTGCCTTCCCTAAGGAATCTTCCTCCTGGGGTATTCAATAATGGATGTGCCATCGGTTTTGAATTACTAACGAGTATTCCCAGGGGTGTGGAGTTTAGAAATGAAATTCAGATCGAGTTAGAATCCCTAATTGGAGGATACTTTCATGATTGGCCTGGAAATATAGAAGGTATAGCCCCTAATGGTCTATTTAATAAGATGATTTCATTAGGGTTATTTGACAAAGGAAGATGAGAACATTCAGAGCAGGTAATCTAGAAGTGGCAAGAGAAGAAATCGAATACCCAGATTTCCCATTAATTATGGGGGATTCTGAGATCGAATCTTTAGATCTGGGGAATTATGGAGAAGAAGGATGGAGAATACCAGCATTAGAAGAAATTAAATACCTATACGATTTGGCTAACTGTGCATCATATGATAGGCTAGAATGGAATAGCCAAAAATGGTCAATAGGTAATTTTGGAGATAATACATATTGGGCAGTAAGGTCTAATGGGGATTTTATTATGTGGGATTTTATATCCGGATCAATTGATTACGGAGCAAAGGCAAGATTAAGATTGGTAAGAAATATATAGAATAATGGAAGGACTAGAATCTTTATATCCCCCTATAAAATTAGGAGCAATAGAAATATCTTCCAATGATTGGGAGGAAATGTTAAATTGGGAGGACACAAATGAATTGATATCCGAAATCGGAGATGGATGGAGGCTCCCTACCCCAGAAGAAGCTTTATATTTTATAGATCTTTCTAGCAATCTGGAAGTAGGAAAATTCGATAGATACGGTAATAATGATAGAAGAGGGTATTGGACCCAATCCGAAGATTTTCAGGGTACTACGCAATTAAGAACCGGGGTTTATATAGATCATAAATACCTCTATGGGTATAATACAGCTAACCCTTGTTTGGTAAGATTAGTTAGAGATATATGAAAAAATTAATCGAAGCAGGGAAAATAAAGGTAATGTTAGATTTTTCTAATAAGCATACTTGGTGGGGTATTCATGATTATCTAAACCTGCATCACAAGAATCTAAAAGAAGAAGGATGGAGGCTACCGTCCATAAATGAATCCTATTATCTTAATACACTTTACAATTTAGATATAATAGATGTCCCTCCTATGAAAAGAGAATTTTGGACTTCCGAGGTGTATAACGAAGATTCAAATGGGGATCCCACGGTTTGTATTACCTATGTTTTAGTGAGCTCCCGTTGGATAGATCGAGAAAAACCTTCAATAAATGCTTCTGGTACAATGGCTAATAAATTTCCTCTTGTTCTAGTAAAAGACCTCAGATAATATGGTTTATCTTACGTCTGCTGAACTTTATATATAAATCAATAGATAACCTAAGAAAAAATAAAAATGAGTGTAGATCCAAATTACATGAAAATGATAGCAGACCGTTTAGATAAGATGAATGGTGGTTCCCCTAGCAAAAACGGAGAAATCCAAGGAGAATATAAACTTCCTGATATGATGGATCAAATGGGACAAACTGCAATGGCTTACCTTAATAGGAAAAAGGAAGAAGAGGCTAGAAATCTAAATAGCAGACTGGATAGTTAAGTCCAAATCCAGGGTATATTTTTCCCTTATATTTATTTTCTAAGAATCTAATATCAGGACAAAGATCCCTTAGGTATAATAGAAGTTGATCTTCTCCATTGTAGATTAGAACCCCGTCAACCCCTTCGGTGTTATATAAAGTCCTTACCCTTTCTACTATCTCTTCGTCTTTCGATGAATCTTTAACTAATACCCAAAGACTCTGACATTTGTTTTTACATTCTATAAAAACCTCTTCTTTTGTGATTTCAAATTCTCCACATATAACACCAATCCCATATTTTTTAAAATCGGGAATAAAAAATTGATTTATGGAATTAAATAGATCCTTCATTCCCAATCTCTATCACAATTGGCTTATTCCAAGGTTTATAACTAAGAGTACACGTAGAAGCATTAATGAAAATGGGACCAGTTTTATCTAATTTTTTTGTACCATATTCTTCATGGATATGGCCAAATGCATGAGCTTTTAGGTCTTTTAATTTCATTACTTCTTCCATTAGGGAAGGACAGCCTACATTTACCTGGTCGTAAGTTACTAAATCTAGAATTCCTTTTGGGGGACCGTGGGTTATAAGAACATTGGTATCCCTTGGAATTATTTCCCATTTTTCTTTTATCTCATCCTCATTAAGCATAAAAGCCCAATTATAGAAAGGAGGAGTCCAAGGGCTTCCCCAGAATTTAACCCTATCGATCTCAATTCCAGAATCTTCTAGATAATAAATATTCTGTTCTTTTAGAGATTCTAAAGTTTTCTGTAATACATGATCCCTATATTGAAATCCAAAGTCGTGATTCCCTGCAATAAAAATTTTATGCTTATGCGGAAGAGAGGAAAACCAGAAAAAAAAATTATCTATTTCACTTCCTACCCCTCTCGACGAGACATCGCCGCAATGAACTAGAACATCTCCTTCCGGAATTTCTTCTAGCATTTGGCCATGTAAGGTATGAGTATCTGATATAAAAACTATTTTCATATATTACTATTTCTGTATATTAATCCCACCACTGTCCCATTCTTTCTTTTAGTATTTTATGTAAAAGATCGTGAGCCTTTTCACCGTTGTGTTTTGCAACCCAAAAACATAAATCTTTTTTATCAAGATCATTTTTTTCCTTCAGAACTTTACGAACACTTGATGGATATTTTTTTAAATAATTATCGTAATCTTCTGAAATAATATCTTGCTCCAATGAGTAATGTTTATTATCCCCCTCAATTGGATTAAATCTAAATTTTATATCAGAATAATCAAAATATTCAATTCCATAATAATCCTCTTTAACCCTCTCAATTAAATTAAGAGCAATTGTCATATCCCGATTATCAAGATCAACCATAGTATGTCTATTAGCGTAGATTATTTCTTTTCTTTGAAATTCAATTTTCTTTTGTAAGATATTATAGATATGCCAATCGTCAAAATCTCTATCTTTAAAAATTGTTGGTGACCATCTAATAACATTTTTGCACCCAGTTAAGAATGATCTGATTCTCCAATGTAAAAATCCCCATGCTCTAGCAGATAATGTTTTTCTATCCCATGCAGAATCTTTAGGAATTATTAATTTCTCGTAATTTTTCATTAGTTTTTATTTTCTCCTGAGACATTATCGTTAAACATGTATTTAGATCTGTAATATTGCTGGGCATCTTCTCTATCCCCTGAATTTACTTTAGATTTAATACCTAGACATTCTTCCATAATGGTTATCATTTCTAGTTGTGCCTGCTGAAAAGAATCCTCTATCTGGGATCTTTCTAATTCTATCATGGATAATACTTTTTCTATCGAATCTAAATTTTTTTCAGGGTTTAACCTTAGCCAATCTAAAAAATTCTGGAGAACAGTTTTTTTATCTGACATATTAATCCAAATAAATTCCTTTTTGTGTAGAATAGAAATCCAAATAGATTCCTATTTGCATAAGGGATTCAAATGCCCTTTCATTTTTTTCGTGTTCTAGTGATTTAATTATTAAATCCGCTAAAAACTGTAATACTTTCCTTTTCATTTTCTATCGGTTTTAACTTCAATTGTATTAACCATAATATACTTTTCTGGGGAAGCCCAAGAAGATACTTCTTCTAGATGTATTTGTTCTTCTATATAAAGTTGATCTGTTGTTATGTAATCGAAATCTAAATTCCCATAAGCATCGCAATTTGCATTTTTCTTGGATTTGCAGGATCCTAAGGCTATCAATAAACCAAATAAAATTATTAATCTCATATTACCATTTTTTTACATTAGTTAAATCCAATTCAGTGTTAGCAAGTTTGCTCCAAACCTTTTTAATTGTTCCTATTCCGTCTCCGCTTTCGAATGTATATATATAATCACCATACACTCCATATATAGCTTTTATATGTTTTTGCCATTCTTTTAGAGCCCTAGTTTCCTCTGGATCCAATTTATAGGTGATAGTATTTCTTTCCCCCTCTATTTCTTTCTTTCTCTCTATCCCTTTATCCGAATTTTTCTCCCAGGTTTCAAACATTTTTGAAATCCATTCAGGTCCGGATTCATAAGACAAACCATCTATTTCTGTATGGGTATTTAGTAAAACAAACCCTGTCCAATTTAATAACCAGCCTTCCATATTTTATTTATTTAATTTTTCTTCTGCGTGGGATTCACATAAAGTAACTATCCAGCCACCGCTAATAGATTTACCAGGTTCTCCGCATTTTTCACAGATCCCATTGGATTTTATTTCAGCTTCAAAAATCTTTTTATAAATCTCATCACTTCCTGAATTTATATAAAATCTTAATCCCCCGAATTTTTCCTTCACCTGACAAATCTGTTTATCCCATCCTAACTCAATTAGATCTTCTATTAAGGATTTAACCACCCCTAGCCATCCATTTCCAATGCAGAAAAAACCTGCATCTTTTATTGGTTCCCTATCCGTATAGAATCCATTTTCTAATCCTCCGATAGATTCTAGAAAATTATCGAATTCTCCGTCTTCGAGATGATTATGATTTTTAATTTTCACTTATTATCTCATTATAATCTTCAATCGAAATAGAAAATCTAAGACCGAAAGAGGTAAGGAAAACCCTATCCCCCTCTATAATTGGATCTTCTATATTTTTTGATTCTATTAAAGCATTATCTACTCTGTCTCCATTTAATAATTGGATTGTAAAAGTTTTTTCCATAATTAATTAATTTTAGTTACCAAATCCCATTTTTCCACTCCCTTTAATGGTAGGAGTTTTCTTAAGACCTTCCAAATTATCAATAGTTTCATTAAAATCCTTTTCCATAATAATTACAGAAATGACGACTTCTTTTAAATGCGAAAGAGACATTCCGTCTGTTCTCTTCACCCATTCCTCTATATCTATTTTTTCAAGATCCTCTTTACTTAGCTTATTTTCTATAAAGCATCTTCTAATATATTTATTAGGAAGTTCTACTTTATACCTTCTATCGAATCGGGAAGGTCTATTTGTTATTCTCTCCTGCAATTTTTCAGGATAATTTGTAGTTGCAATATAAACAACATTTTCTATTTGTTTTACCCCATCTAGTATATTTAATAATCTGCTTATTGAATAACTATGTTCTCCTGCTATAGAATCAATATCCTCTAGTATAACAATTAAAGGTCTATTTGGTTCTATCTCTCTAAAAGAAGGGATAAAAGAAGAAAATCTCTCAACATCATCTTCGTCTTTGATATTAATTACTATCCCTCCTTTCTCTATAATATTCTTAGATACCATTTGGATAATTCCGGATTTACCACATCCTGGTTCACCTAACATTAAAATACCTCTTTTATGTATAAATTTATATTTTTCATATTGTTCTCTCATATTCCAAAAATTATCAATATCTTTAAGTATATCGATAATCTCATCTGAAGGAAGAGAATAAAGCTCGTCAGTTTTAAATGGCTGTTTTTTTAAAGTCTCTGTGGATAATTTAGGATTATATGATATTTCATAAACCCCAGAAGGAACACCTTCTATTGTATGATATGAAGGAACGTATTCGTCATTTTCCAAAACCGCCCAACAAGAGAATTTTTTCCCACTTTTTTCTTTTTTATCCCCTGACTCTTCTCTTAGCATAGATTCTACTCTTTCTGAATAGCTATTAATTAAAGATTCAACCTCTTTAATCCCATAATCTTTTTTCTTTGCCATCTTATTTTATTGTTGTAGTTTTCAATTTTTATTAAGTTCCTCCTAATCCGTTAGATTATCTTTATCTTTCGCGCATCCTTCTATTATTTGTAATACGCCCATGAATATAATAAAAAGAATAATTAAAACCATGATGACAAAAGAAACGATAGGTAATGTCTCGGCAAATATGAAAACAAGACTAATAACCGCCAATGATATTACGGTTATTATCGATTTTATTAAAAGATCTTTCATTTTAATTTTTTTAGTGTTTAAAAGTGTTAATGTTCTTCCTGCATTACTAGCTGCAGAATTATTGTAAAGTGGGTTGAATCTTATAGATGATCTATATATAGAATTGAAATAGTCATTTTTAATTATTTAAAATAAATATATGAATTTTATCGTAGGGAAAAAATAGATTTTTTAATTTTGGATATATAAATTAAAATAATATAATGCGAATAAAAAATTTTTCTAATTTCGTTAACTATTCATCAAAGACCAACGAGAACGATACGAGAAATATTCACACGTATCTTCTCCCGGAAAAAGTTAAAAAAAGGCTAACCGAAGACGGAAAAGGAAATTATGTATTTCACCATTATTCTCATAATAGAAGGAATGTTTTAAAACCGACTGACGGAACAGGAAACCTGATAGTTTCTAGAGATGAATCACAGGCATTAAGCAGTGTGGGAGGGGTTTCGATGTACTATACAATGTCAGGCCAACTTGAATCTGGAATAGGGACAATACTACATACAGTATTAATCCCAAAGAATGAAGTTTACTATCTCCAAACAGATGCTTTAGATTTATATGACGAAGCTAAGGAGAGATTTAGGAAAGTTAGACCTAGCCAAGCTTTTAACCCAAATTATCAAGCTGCTTGGATATCAAAACTAGCTAACGAGAATGGATTTAAAATGTTAGTAAGTGAATGGAGAGACGGAGAACTCAGAGCCCAAACGTGTTTACCCCTAATTCCTGAAAATGAAAATATAGAAATGAAACCTAGGGAAAAGGAAACATTTAAAGTAGGGGATAGGGTAAATATTTACGGTAGGGATGCGATAATAACAGAAATAAAGGGAGATATTGCCTATTACAAAGGGGAAACATCATCAGGACAAATTAATTTTGAGAGAGAAAATAAATTAATTAAAAAAATTTAAAACCCCTATACAAGTCTAATGTATTTCTTTTGGCTTTTACCTGTAATGGATTCGGTATAAGATTCATTAAAAGATTTCGGGTTTACCTCCAGCAAATAAGATTCTTTTAGATTAAAAAGAAATTTTCTATCTTTATGACTTCCCTTAATCAGCTTGGAAAATAATTCTTTGGTTAATTCAGAATTTATCTGCATATTTTTATTCCACCCTTTTTTTATGAAATCTGATAGAATTTGTCCTTTAACCGAAAAATCATTAGTACCTATTTCTACAAATTCATTCTTATCTTTATAGATAACAGAATATTGATCAAATTTTTCTCCAAGTTCTAATAAATCTTCTTTTTTAATATTAGGTATAAATAGACTTTTTTCATTAACCCATTCTCCCTCCTCTTTAAATCCCCCATCTAATTCAATATACCCCAATCTTAATTTATCCCTTATTATTTTTTTCAACTCATTGTACCTTTCCAGATTTTCTTTTTCCGAATAATATTTTCTAAAGGGGGAAATTACCCCAAAAGATCTATCCTCCTCTATGTGTTGCCATATTCGGGATAAAGAGCTTTCATATACCATAGAATCCTTATCCAAGAATTCTGGTAAAACCCCATCTTTTCCAAAAGATTCGAATAAAGTGATATATTTCATGGATTTAAAGATTTATATTTATTTATGTATATATATTTTCAGGGTCAAATAATTTGGCCCTGAAGAGAAAGTTCAGATCTTAAAATTTCAACTTTATCCAATTTTTCCCAAGGCATAATATCATTACCGAAATGGGATTTAGCAGACATTTTATAGATAGGGGTTCTAAGATTAAAATGGTTTATTATTTCCGAAGGAGTAGTTGGAAAATTCTTCATTACGATTTCTACTAAAAATTCATCATCAAATTTTCCATAAGTGTTAATATTCAAAGAAGAAGGTTTATCTACCCCAATCATATAGGCTATTTCTACACTGCATTTATTAGAAATCCCAGAAGCAACTATATTTTTTGCGATGTATCTCGCTAAATATGCACCACTTCTATCGACTTTGCTAGGATCCTTTCCACTAAATGCTCCTCCACCTACTGCGCAATATGGTCCATATTGATCTACTACTATTTTTCTTCCTGTTAGCCCGCAATCAGAAACTGGTCCTCCAACGTTCCAAGACCCTGCTGGATTTACTACAATTTTAGTATTTTCGTCTATTAACCCAAATACTTCTTTTGATAGGTCTATACGATTTTCTCTTATGGCTAAAGTTATGTGGTTTCTAACTTCATCTAAAGTAACATTTTTCTTGTGCATAGTCGACACCAATAGGGTATGTATTCTATTAGAATTTTCTCCATATTCTAATGTTGTCTGTGTTTTGATATCCGGACCAAAAGAATAATTTTGAGAGTAAACATAATCAACAAGCTTTTTAGAAACATACATCCCTATAGGCATATAATTATCGGTTTCGTTAGTCGCGTATCCAGTCATGAACCCTTGATCCCCTGCTCCAAGATACTCTTCGCTATTCTTTAATACCGCTGAATTTATTTCAGGGCTCTGGAGTCCTATAAGATTAATAATGGTTACGTTTTTGTAATAGAATCCATGATCGGGATCAATATATCCAATCTCTTTTATGGTATCTTTAACTATTTTTTCGTAATCCGCTCTGAAAGTACTCGATATTTCTCCCCCTAAAACTACGCAGTTATCTTTTACCATTGTTTCCACTGCAACTTTTGCATTAGGATCATTAGCTAAATAAGAATCCAGGATAGCATCAGATATTTGATCTGCAACTTTATCGGGATGCCCGATCGAAACACTTTCTGTTGTTATTAATCTTTTCATATTTTTGTTTTTTATTTTATTCGATAATCATTGAATTGTTCCTTTAATACTTTAAATATATGAATTTTATTGTAGGAAAAAAATCTAAAGAACTTTTATTATGTAGCTAGGATATCTTTTATCTACGATTTCTCCCCCTTCATATTTAGCTCTGGGGAACACTATTCCCCTATCAGATTTAACCTTATACATTCCTTCCTCGGTAAGCTCTATTATAGTCCCTTTTTCAGGCTGCCCTAAAAATGTTACAATAACTTTAGCCCCTAATTTTAATTTATGTTTTTTATTTACCCGGGGATCATTTTTATGAACTTTGGGATTTCTTTTGGGTTCTTTTATATAAGCCGGTTTTTTTTCTATAACCTCGGTTTCCTCCTCTGGCTCTTCTATTTTGATCTCTTTAACTTTTGGTATAGTAATTTTTTTAACCGGGGGTTTTTGGGGTTTAGCTAAAACTTTTTTATCCTCTTTTATTATAGGTTTATTTGTTGTTGCCACCTTTTTGACCGGGGATTTAGCCACCGAGGGTTTAGGCCCTATTTCTTTTTTATCAATTTTAGGCTTTACTATCGCAACTTCTTTTTTAGCGATTGGTTTCTTAGCTACAGTAGGAGTTTTTACCGGCTCTACAAATAGAGGTTTAATTTTTTTATTTGTCATTTAATCTTTTAAATACATTTAATAATTTAAGATCAGTTGTGATCTTAATCTTTTAGCAACTTCTTTTAAACTTTTTTTCCAAGGAATCCATTTCATCGACTAGAGCATTTAATGCTTCCTGGAATTTGTTATCAGCTTCCTCGTTCGGAATGAATCTGAAATTGTAATCCGAATTGGGATTGACCATGTACTTAACCGGTTTGCCCATTTCATTGATACATTCAACTTCTAGGAAGTATCCATCAACAACTTGTTTAACTCGACCAAAAAGGATCTTATCGCCTTTAAAGAAGTTGTTAATAACCGGGTTGTCATCGAAACCTGGACGGAATACTAATGGGTTGGTGAATTTTACTTTCATAACTCTCTCAATTTATAAAATGGTTTCGGGAATATCCCCGATTTCTTATAATAATCTATCTATACCTAATTCGTCCAATGTCTTTGGAGTGTAATCAACTTGCTCACAGGACACACATCGGTATCGGTCATCTACTTCTTCCCGTCCATCAACCATTTTCATTACTACTTTTTCATGAATGTGGCCATGTATGTTTTTATTGAAGCTATACTCAAGTTCCATTGGGTGAATTGGGCAATGTGTCAACATAACACCTTTATATTTCATCATGCCTGCAACTGAATCAACATATTCGAGTAATTTTCGGGTATGAACCAGTTTATCGTGATTTCCTAGAACCACATATTTTACACCATTAAGCCGATTTAAAATGACATACTCTGCCTTTTGCATAGTTATATCACCTAAAATATAAGTAATGTCTCTTTTACGAACAGTATTATTCCATTTAGAAATTATGTGTTCATCATGTTCCTCTATCGTAGCAAATCCACGTTTAACTGACATGCTAACATGACCAAAATGTAAATCCGCTATGAATCTTACTGTACACATTATGAAAAATCTGTTGAATTCGAAACTCTTAATCCGTCAATAATTAGGTCATAGTACTTTGGACCCCAAATATGACCACCCGTTTTACTTTGCTCATTTTCATAGTTTTCATCATGAACCCAACCATCTGGCTGTCCCCATTCGAGAGCCATTTCGATAAATTCCTCTACCTCTTGTTCTTCCCCATATTCATTAACTACTCTTCCTCTTCTTATGAATTCTAAAAGCTCTTCTTTATTAGAATAAAATTTATTATTGTGAAAATTCCAGCAAAATTTCCATCCCGCCGATCTCTTGCCTAGGTGAATAGATGTTTCCTGAGTAAAATCATCCCAGGGGGAAAAATGATCCCAGGTATCATCTTGAGGAACCCTAAACCCTCTTTCTATAGAACCAGGACTTAAATCTATTTTTCTGATATCCGAAAGAAGTTTATTTTTTCTATTCTCAACTTCTTTGGCTGTTGGTATTCTGTGGTAATTAGTTCCCATTTTATTTTATTATTTATATTATTTTTATTACTTTCCTCCTTTGTCATTTCTTGAAAAAATTGGGTAAACTGATTACTACCCACGATTTAATTATTAATAGGTTTATACCTATCAAATAACTATTTATGAAAAATCCATTTTTAGATTTCTCTCTTTTAGGAAATTTACTAAAGACCATTCCTAGATGAAATTTGTTAAATTCGGTAGACCAAGGTCTTTCACTCATTTCTTCTTTGTCCCAATAATGCCTGAGTATAAAAACATAAATATAACCTCTAAAAAAAAATATTTTTTTAATCATTTTCCAAAAATTTCATCGTTACCACCATTTGGGTTGGCATTTGAAAAGTTTGTCCTACTGCAGTGTTATATTTAATTGGCCCCCCTTCTTCTGCTTCGGTAACCTCAAATGTACTTAAATCCCTATTAAAATGAATTAATCTAGCTCTTAGAGTAGGTGATATATTAGTGGAAACAATTTTTCCTATACATTCTTTCAAATCGTCTACTATTTGAATTCTTGGTGTTACTAGTCTCATTTTAATTTATTATGTTTTTCTAAATATTCCCATGTCGATTTTATAGAATAAAAGATAGGATTACCATCTTCATCTTGAGCCCCATGGATATCTTCTTTCCCTCCATTTATGGATTTAAAAATATCCTCAGGTTTTTTATTTATTGTTTTGTATTTGGACCAATCTTTTTCTCCAAAATCATTTTCAAAAATAAACCAATTAACCCAATCTACCCCCTGCTCATTATAATGAGATTCCATTAAGCAATCAAATTGAGAATTAAAAATTTCAGAAATTTTATATTTTCCTTCCATAAAATCAAACCCTATAGAATAAAGATCTGAGACCATATCAAGGCCTTTACGGTATTCTGTAATAGCTTTTAGAAAAGTTTCGTATTTCATTTTAAGTATTTTAATATTTTTCTTTAATCCCGGATTGTTTAATCCCTTCGAAACTTTTTGGGATCAAGACAAAGTTATAAGATTTAGTATTTCCATAAATATAAGTTTTTTTCCGTATAAAAAAATTAGTTGATGTTAGGGGAAAGACATTTTTTACCTTCTTCTAATGTAATATTTTTCCGGTTTGAATAATCTATAACCTGATCTTCTAATATTTTACCAAGACCAAAATATTTAGAATCTGGGTGTCCAAAATACCATCCACTAACGGAAGATGCTGGAAACATTGCTAGGTTTTCTGTTAGGGAAATCCCTATCAATTCATTAACTTTAAGCAAATTAAAAAGATCTATTTTTTCTAGATGGCTTGGACATGCAGGATATCCTGGAGCAGGTCGAATCCCCCTGTATTTTTCTTTAATCAAATCTTCATTAGAAAGAATTTCATATTCCGAATATCCCCAATGCTTAGACCTTACCTCTCTATGCAAGTATTCAGCAAGAGCTTCCGCAAGTCTATCTGCTATAGCTTTAAGCATTATAGAATTATAATCGTCCTGATCATCTTCAAACTCTTTTATTTTTTCTTCGATATTAAATCCAGAAGATACTGCAAAAGCACCAATATAATCAAGTACACCCGATTCTTTAGGGGATATAAAATCAGAAAGAGATACATTAGGTTGTCCTTCTACCTTTTTAGTTTGTTGCCTTAGACAATGCTGGATTCCGATAATCTTATTAAAATCTTTTGGATCATAAATTTCAATATCTTCCCCTACCGAATTGCAAGGAAATAACCCAAATATAGCTCTAGCTTCTATCCATTTCTCTTCTATTATTAGGGATAACATTTTTTGGGCATCTTCAAATAATCTTTCAGCCGCTTCTCCTACTATCTCATCTGAGAGAATCCTTGGGTATTTGCCATGAAGATCCCAGGTTTGAAAGAATGGTGTCCAATCAATAAATTTGCTAATTTCTCTTATATCTAGATCTTTCATAACTTTTACCCCTAGAAACTGGGGACAAGATATAGATTTTTGATCGAAATCTAATTTTAATTTATTTTTTTTAGCATCTTCTATAGACAATAATTCTTTATTTGCTCTGTGTTTTTTATGATGCGTTCTAATTCTTTCGTACTCTAATTTTATTTCTTTTATGAAATTATCTTTCTTCTTTCCTAATAAACTCTCAACAACAGTTACCGATCTAGAAGCATCCAATACATGAACTACTTGACCCCTGGTATAGATTTCCTCCATCTTTACCGCAGTGTGGACCTTAGAGGTTGTTGCTCCGCCTATTAGCAAAGGAATATCAAGACCTCTTCTTTCCATTTCTTTAGCTATATAGACCATTTCGTCTAGAGAAGGGGTTATCAATCCGCTGAGACCTATAGCATCCACATTTTCTTTAATTGCAGCTTCTATGATTTTTTCGGCAGGAACCATTACCCCTAGATCTATTATCTCATAGTTATTACACCCAAGAACAACACCAACAATATTTTTTCCAATATCATGAACATCACCTTTTACAGTAGCCATTAAGATTTTTCCAGAATAAGAAGATATACCTCCTTTTTCCTCTTCTATAAAAGGAAGAAGATACCCGACTGCTTTTTTCATAACCCGTGCAGATTTTACTACCTGGGGTAAAAACATCTTTCCGCTTCCGAATAAATCACCAACTACATTCATACCGTCCATCAAAGGTCCTTCTATTACCTGTATTGGTCTATCATATAGCTTTCTACATTCTTCTACATCTTCTTCGATATAATCAACTATTCCTTTAACTAACGAATGGGAAAGCCTGTTTTGGACCGTGTTATTTCTCCATGATAAATCTAATTCTTTTCTGTGAACCCCTCCTTTAACGGTTTCGGAAAGAATCAATAGCCTTTCTGTTGCATCTTCTCTTCTATTGAAAAGTACATCCTCTACGTGGTTTAATAATATAGGATCAATTTCTGAATATACCCCTAGCATGCTGGGATTAACTATTCCCATATCCATACCATTTTGGATAGCATGGTAAAGAAAAGCTGAATGCATAGCTTCCCTAACTTTATCATTTCCCCTAAAAGAAAAAGAAACATTAGAAACACCTCCGCTAACATGTGCACCCGGAAGATTATCTTTGATCCATTTAGTTGCTCTAAAGAAATCTATTGCATTATTATTATGCTCTTCCATCCCCGTTGCGACAGGAAAGATATTAGGATCAAAAATAATATCCTCTTTAGGGAAATTAACTTTTTTCGTTAATGTATCGTAAGATCTTTTGCATATTTCAATCCTTCTTTCGTAAGAATCTGCTTGTCCATCCTCATCAAAAGCCATTACTATGACAGCAGCACCAAATCTTTTAATCGTTTTTGCCTGTCTTATAAAATTTTCTTCTCCCTCTTTAAGAGAGATTGAATTGACTACCCCTTTCCCCTGTATACATTTTAGACCTGCTTCTATAATTTCCCATTTTGAGCTATCAATCATAATAGGAACTCTAGAAATATCAGGTTCTGATGCTATTAGATTTAGAAATTTAATCATGGATTCTTTACCATCAATCATTCCTTCGTCCATATTAATGTCAATAATCTGAGCTCCCCCCTCTACCTGTTCTTTTGCAACAGATAATGCAGCTTCAAAATCCCCTTCTTTTATAAGACGTAGGAAAGCTTTAGATCCCGTAACATTGGTTCTTTCCCCTATGTTTATAAAATTAGATTCTTTTGTGACGACAAGAGGTTCTAAACCTGATAGTTTTAAAGTTTCTTCCATTTTCTAGGAGAATATTTTTTTGTTAAGTTTGATATTTCTCTGATGTGATCTGGGGTTGTTCCGCAACACCCTCCAATTATATTAATTAACCCCTCTTTTAAAAATTCTTCAATTTGAGAAGCCATCATTTCTGGAGTTTCGTCGTATTTCCCAAATTCGTTTGGTAATCCTGCATTAGGATGTGCACTTACACCAAATTTAGCTTTTTGACTAAGTATTTGAAGGTAAGGACGCATTAAATTTGCTCCAAGAGCACAATTTAAACCAATGCTCATTATTGGAATATGTGATAATGATATTAGAAATGCTTCTGTTGTCTGCCCAGTTAATGTTCTTCCACTCTGATCCGTAATTGTTCCAGAAATCATAATAGGTAGATGTATATTTTTTTCTTCTAATACTTCATCAATTGCATATAAAGCAGCTTTTGCATTCAATGTATCAAATATTGTTTCCACCAAAAGAATATCAACCCCTCCTTCTATAAGAGCCGTAATTTGTTCTCTATAAGATTCAACTAATTGGTCAAAGGATATCGATCTGAATCCAGGATCGTTTACGCCCGGTGAGATGGAAGTAGTTCTATTAGTAGGTCCAATTGATCCTGCTACAAATCTAGGTTTATCCGGGGTTTTCTTTGTAAATTCCTCCGCTGCTTCTTTAGCAATTATTGCAGATCTATAATTCAAATCATATACAATTTCTTCTAGACCATAATCTGATTGGGATATGGATGTGCTAGAAAAAGTATTGGTTTCTATTATATCTGCACCAGCTTCTAAATACTTACAATGTATTTCTTTTATTATATCAGGACGGGTTAGAGATAATATGTCATTATTACCTTTTAGCGAACTTTCGTGAGATTCGAATCTTCCTTTTCTAAAATCTTCTTCTGTTAGATCATGTCTTTGGATCATTGTTCCCATAGCTCCATCCAGTACAAGGATCCTTTCTTCGAGTATTTTTTCTATTAGAGATATCAATGATTAAAAAATTTGGGATTTTATTTACTTTCTACTTTATAATAAAAATAATCTCTATTAGGTTCATCATCAGAACCCCTAAGAAGTTCACATATTAATTTTGAATATGATTCGGATAGGCTAAAAGCCATTATCGTTTCTCTCTTTTCCCCTGTATCAGGATCTGTGTGTCTAGAAACTATATTCCAGTGTGTATTTATTTTCATATTTAAAACCATCCCCTATAAGAATTTGACATTGCTTTTATTTTCTCTTCTTGGATAAAATTCAAAAATGAAAATAAAGATTTTATTTTGTTCATCTTAATTTATTTAGGATATCCCTTAGCATAAAAAATCTCCATTTGTGCAGTATTTTTCTTATCATATTCCTATTTAATGAAAAGTAATTTTTTCCAGAAAGGTCTTTTTGAATCGCTAACCCTTATGACATCAAATGAATTTTCAGCTCCTTCTGTACTAATAATACATTGACGATAGGTAAGCGTTATTTTTTTATCCCCTGATGTATCTGTAAATTCTTCAGTAGATTTATCCCCTTGTATAAAATAAACACCAGATTTCTGATCCTTAGTTGTTTTACCTATAATAATTCTATCCTCTGTGTATTGACTATTTCTATCTACAAATACCTGTATTCTATCACCTAAAGTTCCTATGAAATCAATATGACCTGGCTCGGAAACTTCTTTCGTTTGTTTGTAAACGAAAGAATCAGATTCCATAATATATGTTGAATATTTAGGGGGACAAACTATAAAATTTCCATCCCCGTTCCTTGTTTTGCGATCTATATAATTGGATTTTAATAGTATTTTCTTGATAATTTCATTACAATATTCAAAATGGAAAGAAAAATAAGATTCCGGAATAAATCGAAGTAGAAATCTATTCCATATAGATTTTCTCAATTCGTTATCCCTAGTAATATCAGAAAGAAAATAGTATTTAGAAAGAAGAAGCCTTTGATTTTCTAATTTAACCTCATTTTCTAAAGTAGATACCATCATTTCATTCATATCTATTCCGTGTAGAAAATTTAAATCCGAAGATATTTCTCGGTGTAAATTAGAAGAAACCCTATAGCTTTCTAATTCATAATTTTTTTGTTTGGTTTCCAATTCAAATGTTCCGAATCCATATTTATTTGTTCTCATTTTTACATAAAGGTAAAATAAAGATCCTGTAGAATTTGAATTACTTATTTTAAAAGCGGTATTTGAAAAATTCATTATTTATATTTATGTTTTATATTATTAAAATTTGCTTTAGTTTCTGGTTTCAAGAAGATTTACTTTTAAAAGATTGGAAGTATTTTCCATTTAATTTAATTGTTTCAACTCAAATTTATCATTATCATAGATTATGTAGCTATTATTTTCAATCCAGTCCCCGCAATTTAGATAATGTATATCTTTTATGATCTTATCTGCTGGGGTATGTATATGTCCAGCGATTACACCTTTACATCCTCTTTCTTTAGCTTGGTAAACTAATTGGTTTTCAAAATCAGTAATAAATTTAATTGCATTTTTAACTTTATTTTTTAAGTATTTACTTAAAGATTTCTTGTGCCCTAGTTTCTTTAGGAAATGATCTATACCTATAGCCATTTCATATCCTATTGACCCTAAAACCCCTAGCCATTTCATAGATACTATCCCGTCATATAAATCACCATGTGTTATGTAATATCCCTTCCACACATAATCATTTACTATCTTTATTCTTGTACCCAAAGCAATAGGTGAATAATGCCTTAAAAAATCATCATGATTCCCAGTAATATAAATTACCTGTGTTCCTTTTTTAGAATAAGAAAATATTTTACGAATTAAATTTGTAAAATCCTGGGTCCAATAGTGTCTTTTTTTCAATAACCACCCATCAATAAAATCCCCTACTATAAAAAGATATTCTGGTTCATATTGTTTTAGCATTTCTAATAATGCTGAAGCTTTGCTTCCTTTGCTTCCTAAATGTACATCTGAGATGAACAATGCTTTTACTTTCATTTTTTGGTAATTTTATTTATATAATTAAAGAAATATAATTTGCTAATTTATACCCAGTAAACGCACCCATAGCAGCAGAGCCCGGTAAAATAATAAATCTGCCTAGCCTTGTTGTGTATTTATCACGATTTACAATATATGATATTAATAAATAATACGATACGAAATTTAAAAATACCATAACATCAATTTGGTTTGTCATAAAAACAACTATTGAATTACCCATAAGCCCCCACATAAAGTTTATTATTGTTTCCCTTATTAATTCTAAAGGTGTAGTAATTGCTCCATACACATCAATTTGTTTTTTTAGCGGATTTTGTTTCCTCCTTTTTATTTTCATTTCCAATAATTTTTATCTTCAGTAAACCATGCTTTATTCCTGTGATTGAAAAAAGATCCAATCATTAATTTTAACATATAGGTTACCCCTTTATTTTCAAATCTGCGGGGAGGAGTAAACACAACATTATTAATTCTACCGAATTTATTCGGACTAATTCTTTTAGATAGCTGATAATCCTCTGCAATTTTAATTTCTTCATCAAAACCACCTAGAGATCTAAATGTATCACTCTTGATTAACATGTATCCGCCTAGACAGAATGGGGTTGACCATTTTGATAGAAGTTGTATGATATCAAAAGATTTATATACGTAATTATATTTTCCATTATCACTCCTAAATTTAACCGTAGTCAAATCTAGATCTTTTTTTACAGCTAATAATAAGGATCTTTTAATTGTTTTTGGGTCTAATAAAAATACATCGGCATCCATAAATAAAACATAAGGGGTTTTCACAATTTTAAATCCATTGTTTCTTGCTATCGCAGGTAGTCCTCCTTCCATTAAATGTAAATCAAATAAATCTGAATTACGTTCTATCCTTTCGAGTAAATCTGGTTTTGTTATACCATCATTTGATGCATCGCACATAATTACTTTTACCCGATGTATATCAGCCTGATAATTTAAAAGATCAAGTGTTTTTAATATAACATTTTTTTCGTTTTTGCAGGGGATTACAATCGTTACTAGATTTTTCATATTTAGCTTAATAAAATTGTTTTTACGATTACGCTATAATGTCTTTACTAACCCATGTATCGGTGCCACTAAAGTTAAATAAGGATCCACTAAATCCTAGATCTTCTAGATTATAAGTTCTCATATTATTATTTTAACTCATCTATTGCATCTTGAGTATACTTGTCTTGTTGATCCTGTAGATACTTAATACGGTCTTGCATGGTTTCCCTATCTTCTTTGGTTAGTTGCTGGATATACAGTTCTTTTTTATCATGTTCCTGCATCCAAAAAGCTACCCGCTCTTCCATCAGTCTATGCTGATAGTATATTACGCCTAACATAAGCATAATAACAAATGATTGCTCTTTGAGTTTGGATAAGAATATATCAGTAAATCCTGATGCTGGTTTCGTTTTTTCTATCATAATTTTTAATAAATTTTAATTGTTAGGTGTTCTGTAATTTTAATATATTTTTAAATGCTTAATAATATTTATAAAAATTAATTAGAAAGCGGAATCTTTATAGGAGGATGGGATTGGTAATTTTCAATAACAAAATCAGATGGCTTCGCGATATTCAGATATTCAAAAAAATCATATATCCCTATTGTGGATTGCATATTCAATTTAGGTAATTCAAACGGTTCTCTACCAATTTGTTCTTTAACCCCATCTATTTGGTTAAGATAGATGTGACAATCCCCCAAGTTGCCAATCAGATCATCAGGAACCATATTAACCTCTTTAGCAATAATTTCTAATAACAATCCATAAGACGCTATGTTGAATGGAAGCCCTAATGGAACATCGCTACTTCTGATATTAAACATCAAAGAGATTGCTCTAGTTGGTATGTTTTTATCATCTAAATAATCTAATGTATTAACTTTACCCAATGCATTACCGTCATATGGTTTATCACTAAATAAATCCCAACGTTCATCAAACAATAATTCACGGGTATAAACTTGAAATCCATAATGACAAGGTGGAAGTACCATTTGGTCTAATTCACCAACATTCCAGCTTGAAACCATTAATCGTCTTGAGTCTGGATTTGTTTTGAGTCTGTATATTAGGTTTGCAATTTGGTCGGTATTAGAATTCAATCCTTCCCAACTTCTCCATTGTTTTCCATACACGGGCCCGAGGTCGCCCCACTTCTTAGCAAACTCATCATCTGTTTTTATTAACTCAATAAATCTTTCCATTGAAGTTTCCTCGTCAGTATAATAAGT